GAAGAGGTGGTGATACCGTATATCAGCCCACTGGATCGCAAACCCCACCGCTACTATGTGGATTTCATTGTAGAGATGCGTACCACCGATGGAGGGGTGAAGACCATGCTGATTGAGGTAAAGCCCAAAAAGCAGACACAAGAACCCAAGAAACCCAAGAAGCGTACCCGCAACTACCTGTACGAAGCCCAAACTTGGATCACCAACAAGGCTAAATGGGCAGCGGCTAAAACTGCCGCAGACCAGCGTGGATGGGAGTTCCGAGTACTAACCGAAGACGACCTGTTCAGGCACAAGACATGACAACTCCAGAGCAACCACAAGAACTCAAGGCACTACTAGAAGAAACGGTCGCGGGTCTAGGAGGCACCGACCAGTCGTATCTGCAACTGCTGAAGTATTTGAATAGTATTGGAGAACTCCACATTCCGTCTCGGCTCATGGTGGGGCAGATGGTGTTTTTCAAATATAAACCACAAGACGACAGATTTTTGAATTCGTCCAAAGCCTACGATGTGTTTCCACTGGTAATCGTGACCAAAATGCACAGGGACGGGTTTGAGGGCTTGAATCTCCACTATATTGCACACAAGTGGCGACGGCAACTGTTCACCGCCATAGAAAACAGTCTACCTATGCGTAAGAGTGGAGACAAGTCGCTTACTCGGTTGGGGGTTTCATACGACAGGCTGAACGGGCCACGAAAATTTGCGTTCTTCAAGCCCTGCTACCGACGCTATGTAATAAGTGGGATTCGTAGACGACCCATACAGATTCCTATGGAATTTTGGGATGTGTTGGTTGATGTTGACCTTGCCCTGTTTGTGAAGGGGCGAAAGATGGGCGTTCGTCGTATGGCTTACAACTCGTATGTTCGTTCAGGAAACACTCCATGACTTACATTCCATCCAACATCAACGAAATGATGAGCGAGATTTATCGGGACAGCCTGATATACGCCAATCGGTTTGAGATGGTTCTTAATACTCCCGCAGTATTTGGATATCGTCCTGCTTCGCAAAAGCAATTAACCTTGCGATGCACTTCTGCGTCGGTTCCTGGAAGATCACTAACCACGCAGAACTACAGATTCTATGGCCCACAAAGACAGTTTCCAACCGAGCCTCTCTACTCTGGAGACTTGACCTTATCGTATGTGCTATCAGGCGATCTAAAAGAGCGAGCATTTTTTGAAGAGTGGCTAAATTTTATTTGCAATCCGTCAAATTACAAGTTCTCGTTTTACGATGAATACACCACAAACGGTGTAATCAATGTTTTAGATAAAACAGACCAAGTGGTGTACTCTGCAACCATTGAAGAACTGTATCCAAAGCAAATAGGCGAACTCATATTGGGATACGAGAAAGATAATGAAATATTGACACAGGACATTGTGTTTGCGTACAGAAAGTACACACCTGCTGTCACATCTGCTCCCAATCCACCGTCAACCACGCTGTCTGCTGCTCAAAGACAGGTTTCTCCGTTTGGTCTAAACTTGCCACAAGCACTTCGTCCAGTACAACAACGAGTACAACAAGTGGTTGGTATAAATCCAAAAACAGGAAGAATAAACCGATACGGCAGCGACGGAACCGTGAACGGAATAATTAACGGGCAACAGTGATATAGATACTGTATACTTTTTATTTGAACGGAGACAGCATGGAAAAACTGAAACTGACCTCTTCGCAATTACCGTCGTATACCATGACTCTGCCAATTTCTGGCATAGTGGCAAAATACAGACCATTTTTGGTTAAAGAAGAAAAAGTACTACTCATTGCTGCACAGTCTGGTGACATGAACCAGATCGTGGATGCTATGCGTAATATCATTTCTGCATGCACCAACGGACTACTAGACACAAAAAAACTGTGCACAGCGGATTCTGAATACGCATTTCTACAGATTCGCATGAAGTCTGTGGGAGAAGAAGTAAAACCACAAATCACTTGCTCCACTTGCCAAGAAAAAACAGGAGTACGAATCAATCTACAAGAAGTCAAAGTCAAAAAGGTTGAGAAAGAAGCGGTAGACTCCACAGTAAAGATCAACGACCAGATATCATTGGTGCTGCGGTATCCGTCCATGCACGATGTGGACTACAGCAAAACCGAGATTGATGCCATTTTTGGAATAGCAAAGGATTGTATTGAGAGCGTTATTTTTGGCGACAATGTGTACAGCAAAGACGATATTGATCCCAAAGAACTAACCGACTTCGTGGATAACCTGCTGCCCGAGCAGTTTGAACAGATTATGAAATTCGTCAAAACCACTCCAGAACTGGTATACAGTTTCAAGTACACTTGCCCGTCGTGCAAGAAATTGGTGGAAACGGAGGTAAAGTCTGTCTCCGATTTTTTTCAATAACGGTCTGCCATAACACGCTGGCAGCGTATTACAACACCAATTTTTCACTAATGCAGCACCACAAGTACTCCCTTTCCGAAGTGGAGGGGCTAATACCTTGGGAGCGTGAAGTATACATAAATTTATTGATCCAATTCTTGAAAGAAGAGAAAGAACGAGCCAAGCGACAAGGGCATCAGTAAATGGCAAAAAAAGGTCCAGGTAGGGGAAGGCGGGGTTCGGTTCCACGAGTAGGTGGACGATTTGCTTCCACAAAAACAGCACCGTCTGCACCTGCACCTGAAATGCCGCTTCCACCAGAAGTGGAAAGGGCGTACACAGCGGTTGACGCAAAAATAGGTCTGCTTGAAGCCCTCTTGGAACAACAGCGGCAACTGTCTGGTGGAGACACCGAACTGTCTGTGGCTGTTCTTGGAAAAGGTGGAGCAAAAGGCGTTCGTGCTCAAATTGAAGAATTGGTTAGAAGTGAAAGAGAGCGTCTACAAGACCTAGACGATCCTAATAACGCAGCAAACTTTGCTGTTATTGAGTCTGCCCTGTCTCTGTCTGAACGAGCAGTTCGTTCAAAAGATAGAAGAGAACAGGTAGACATATACAACAAACTAAAGTTTATTCGTGAAACTGCCGAAAAAACAACTGGTGAAAAATCTGACATCACCAAAAAGATAGCAGAAATCATCAAACCAGTTGAGGGCGTTCTACAAAAGAAAACTGGTTTCGGTGCTTTTGTGAAAGAATCACTGGCACAAAAAGTAAAATCCATTCCAGAAATGGTGGTTCGTCAAATTCCTCTTGTGGGAGGATTGCTTGGCGAGTACATGGCTGAAAAACGAGCAGGACGAGAAGAACTAGAGGCTTTTGCCGGACGCAGAGTTGAAAGCATTTCTCAAGCAGGACGAAAGCAAAACGAACTAGAACGAATCCTGATGGGCAGAGGAATGGGTGGAGCAGGAGCACCAACTCCTCCATTCCCAGGAGCAAGAACTGTTGGCAGCATAATGGGTGGAGCAGCGGGTGGACGATTGGCTGGCATGGCAGGTGGTGATGTTGGAGTGCTTGGTCAGATTGCTGCTGATGTGCGAGCCATCAAAGACGGAGTGGTTGGTAAAAAATCAGGAACAGAGTCTCTAAAGAAAAAAGAAGAAGCACTAAAAAATGTAGTGGCAGCAGCAAAAGGCGATGAAAAGCAGAAAGGCTTGTTTGGTGGGCTTGGCAAAACCTTGTCAGGGCTACTTGGCGGAGGCGGTTTGCTTGGAATGCTTGGCGGAATGTTTGGAATGGGTGGAGGAGGCGGTGCAGAAGGACAGCCGGGAATGCTTTCAAGTGTTGCAGATTGGGCAACAGACAAAGCAACCGATTGGGGACTCAAAAAGGCTTGGCAAGGCACTAAAGGTCTTGCAGGAAAAGCGTGGCAAGGCACTAAATCAATGTTGGGATTTGGAGGAGGAGCAGCAGAAGGTGCGGCTAAAACAGCAGCAGAGAGCAAATCGTGGTGGAGCAGTGCGTGGGAAGGCACAAAAAACCTTGCATCTAAAGGATGGGAAGGTGCAAAATCGGCTGGAAGTGCTGTAATAGAAGCAGGAAAGTCTGTTGCCAGTGAAGCAGCACAAATTGCAGAAGCAGTAGCCAATCCTAGCATATTTTTAAAATCAAACATGGGCAAGATTCTTTCAGGAATGAAGTCTCTTGGCCCAATCACTTCTGCAATTGAAGGAATAATTGGTGCATTCAACATCTACGGTATAAAAAACGATCCCAATCTTGGGCCAGAAGAGAAAAAAGAAGCAATCGGAGCAGAGATAGCAAAACGATTTGGTTCTGCTATTGGCGGAATTATTGGCGGAGGATTGGGAACAGCAATAGGCCCAGTTGGAACAATTTTGGGAGCAATGGCAGGTGCTCTTGGAGGCGAGTGGATAGGCGATCAGATTGCAAGCCTTGTTGGCCCCAAAGGAATATACGATTTTGTGTCTTCTATTCCTGCCGTTGGTGATCTAATCAAAGTAGAAGGAACCACACCAACACCTGAATCCACAACACAAGCGACAGGCTCCATTTCTCCTGCGTCAACCACATCAACTCCTGTGGGGCAACAAGCAGCAGCAATGGAAACCTCTCGTCGTGGAGTAGAAGAAACCAAAGCCCAAACTGCACAAGGACAAGCACAGGCAATGGCACAGTCAAATATGCGGGCTTCTGTGAACACTGTAAACAATCAATCCAACACCGTTGTGAACAACTACAACGACGATCTCCGTGTTCGCAACAGCGAAGCCACACTCAAAGTAATGGAACGCAGCATACTATAAAAGAAAAAGGCACGCCGAAGCGTGCCCTTTTCGTGCTGCTAGGCAGGTGGCTTACTCGTCGCCAGCCAACTTCTCAAAGTAAGAGAGCGAATCCTCTACCTCGTCATCTGACTCAACAACCCGCTTCTGCTCCTTCTTGGGGGCAGGAGCAGCAGCCACGGGCTTACGCACGGGGCGTGGTGTCTCGTCTTCATCATCAAAAGAGGCAGTCTCCGCACCGCCCTTTGCAGCGGACTCGTTGACGCTGGCACGAATGTCTCCACCAAGCACCTCGTGGAGTCGTGCCTTCAACTCGTCGTAAGACTTGAAATTCTTCGGATCGGTGAACTCCTTGAGAGGATGCTGCTTCTTCCACAACTCCTCCAAAGCCTTGTCATCACCGCCGAACAGAGGAGCAGAATCAGCGAACTCACTACGCTCGTAGTTCACATATCCGTCCACCTGACGAATCTTCAACTTGAAGTCTGCTCCGCTCCAGAAGTCAAAAGGATTCATGGGCTTCTCGTCCTGATATTCAGGATTCATGGCACTCTGAATCTTCTCAAAAATCTTCTTGCCGTAGCGGAACAAGAACACCTTGCCCTCGTTCTCGGGATTCTTGGGGTCGTTCACCACAAGAATGTTGCTTACATACGACAGACGACGCTTGCGGTCACGAGCCAACTTCTTGTCTTCGTCGCTGCCGCTGTTCCACAACTGGGAATTCAGTTCGGAAACCGGATCCTTCAGACCAATGGTGGTGAGCGAATTCTCAATATACCAACCGCCCGGACCGCGGAAACCGTGATTCCACACTCGTGCCCACGGCAGGTCTTCGCCTTCAACCGCAGGCAGGAAGCGGATCACCGCGTAGCCGTTGGAAGCCTTGTCTAATGCAGGCTTCCAAAATCGGTCGTCCTTGTAGGACTCTGAACGCTTGTTCAGTTTCTCCATTTCAGCCGCGAGGGACTGGTAGGAGGTGGGCGACTTGGAACGGGTCTTCATATCTTTGAAACTCATGTGTATCTCCTTGTACTAGATGTGCTGTGTGTGTAGACGAACAGTTCAGACACAGGTATTTAGGTAACTATACCCCAAAGCCTGCGGGCTGTCAAGTGTCAAACTGGAAGTTTTGCCTTCTTTGGAAGCAGGTTTAGGTTCTGCCCCTCTGCTCGTATCTTTTCAATTATAGGCTTGTTCAAAAATTTGGCAGCAACCTGCGGCTCAATACCGTACCGCTCGCAAACTGCAATCACGGAGTCAATATACGAAACTCCGAATTTTTGAGCGTGATTTTCTACTTCTTTGGGGAATCGTGCGTTGTTTACTTCCATTTCAGACCTACTTTCAATTTTATACATAAGTTAGCAGTATTTAGGAACCCGATACCCCCAAAAGCGGAGCAAAATATCCAATGGGAGCAACCAGCGACAACTACAACATTGTTACTAGCGGTACTACTTATACCATAGCCAGCGATTATGTCAAGCCCGTAGGTGCGGGAGAAACTGCACATCACCAGATCATCAAGGTTGCTTACGGTGCAAACGATACTGTAAACTATGTCTCGTCCAGTGCTCCGCTGCCTGTGGGACTGTGCGGCTCGTGGACAACCTACAACCTAGCCAACGGCGTTTACAGCACTATTGCCACAACCCTTGTTGGTTCGGTGAATCCTATTTCTGTGTTTGGTGTATTGGGTGCAACTGCCATCGGTATCACCGTTGGAACCGTTGCAGTAACTCCAAGCACTGGCGTTACCTTTAGTATTCGCACATTGGCTGGCGGAAGCGATGCCAGTGGAGACTATATTGCTATTCAAGGTTTGAGTGGCGGATTTGCCGTAGGCATAACAGCGGCTTCTGCTCTTCCAGTCACTGGTTCATTTGGAATAACTGGAGAAGTTGCAGTATACGGAGTGAGCGGAGCAACTGCAATTGGTGTAACTTTTGGAACAGTTACTATTCGTGGACTCACCGCTGCTAGCGATACCGTTACTGTCTACGGTGGCGGAACAGCATCCACCGTTTCTGTGGGACTATTTGGATTCACAGGAGCAACTGCATCTGCCATCTACGCAGACAACAACGCACTCAATGTGAATGTAAAAGCATTTGATGTGGGCATCAACGGCGTAACCGTCACTGCTAACAATTTGGATGTGCGTGATCTAGACTATACCACAGACGATATTACTGTGGTTGGTCAAGGTGCATCAGATGACGCTTCACTTGCAACTGTGCCTACTTATATGAATGCTCTGTTGAGCAACGGCACACTTGCACGAGTGGGAGGTATTACTGGTTCAGGATGGAGTGGAGCCGCTCTAAACGCATACCTTGTAAACAGCGGAATCTCGTTTACTGCTAATGTTACTCTTGGAGCAGCAGTAGGAATTTCTCAAGAGTACAACAACCCAATTCAAGTAGCAGGCTCAACCTATGCCGTAACTGGATTGTGGGTTGCAGGAGATACATTAAATGGCCCAGTAATAATCAAGGGCTACTCTGGTGGGTTGCTGCCTGTTGATATGCAATCGTCAACTCTTGTAACACAGAGCAACTTTGACACCAAGATTGCACAACTAAAAACCAACAGCGATTTCTTGATTGCAACCAAGAAAGCACTATACGATCCCACAGTCAGCGTTGGTGCACTAGACTTCAACGATTCGCTGTCTATCTACAGCCTAATCAAGAGTGCAGTCAATACACAACTACAGTCGCTCGCCAACACAGTAAACGCTTCCACAGGAACTATTGGCGTAGCGGTTGAAGCGTATACACTACAACCGTCGTTCATGTCTCGCACAAACTATGTGAGCAATACTGCAAAGAACTTGACTGAATACAACGGAAACGCAGGATTTACCTGTGCAAACGGTGTTCGTATCAAGGTGTCTCGTGTTGCAACAGGGACAAACGCTTCACAAAACGAATTCATGTGTATTATTTCTGAAGCCGATGCAGCACTTTACGGTGCCACAGCAGGAACCGCTTCGTACACCATGTATCACGGCGACGAATTGTTCATTGAAGTAGACAACATCAATAAGTTGAAGGTATTCTACCCACCGTACTCGTTGAGTTTTGCTCCACACAACACAGGAAGCGGAATCACCTTCTCGTTCTACGCTTCGTAATTGGTAAATCATGCTTCGTACCCAGCACAGACAACGCGAAGCCCACTCGCTACTGAATCGTGATGTGACACCCAGTGTCAGGGCTACCATTTACGGAGCAGACGGCAACAGCGACACCTACATTACAAATGTAGAAGCCCTGAAGCCCGTGACCATTTATGAAGTGATTGGCTCTAAATTTATAAACTTGCCAGATGAAACCCAAGAAGTTGCGGTTACTGATGAGCAGACAACTTACTACGGAGGAGATCGTGGGAATCTGCTGTATCGTAGTCGCAATTATTTAAAAGTAGGCGACAATATTTCACAAAATTATCGGGCGGTGATTATTTTAGAACCAACCACGGCTATAGCCGCAGCCCTAGCCACCGTGACGGGATATACCGCAGGGGCAGCGTACAGCGTGGGCAATGCCACCCTGAACCTAGCCGTGCAGTCAGGAGCCACCGGAACCGCCCTAGAAGCCGTTCTGTTGCCTCTAGGAGCCACCGTAGACGGTTCTGTATCGTGGTATAAGCCGTCAGAATCGGCAGGAACCACATGGGGCACCGTGGGAGGGGATATAGAACCGTCTGCGGCAGGAATCGTCTCTACAGGCGTGTGGAACGGGTCAAATATTTCATTTGATCTGACCCCGTTCTTAAATATTTGGAACACCAGCGGCAAGCCAAAACTTGCAGTAATGATTAAAGCCACAAATATAAATTCAGGAATTACTCAATTTCACTCGTGGGAATCACAAGGCACACCAGTTGGAGGGGTGCCTCTAACCAATTGCAGATTTTTGACGGGTGGAGATTCCAACTACACCACAACTGAAGGCATACGAGTTCTTGTGTCGTGTTCAGGAATTACAGGGGCAACTGCAAATGTGGCACTAGCAGATGATCGCACCACAGCAGTCAGCCAATGGAATTCATTTGGTGCGGCAATTTCTGTGGGCAGCACTTTTACCTTCTTCTCTCCTGATTCTGAACAAGGCGTAGTGATTGGAAGTGTTCAGCAAACCCTATTAGGCAGAGTTTCTGATGCTGTTGGATCAGCACTCGTGGTTTCAGGATTCACACTGGGCGGAATCACCCAATACTACACCACAGCAGAATTCACAAGCAGTTCAGTCTTGCCGTCAGGAACAGGAATTATTGAAGTGTCTTCACCGTCAACACAAACACTAACAGATATCAGCGGTTTGCAAAACGGACAAAACATTTATGTTGACTATCGTGCGGGTTCTGCTACCAACAATGTGCGTTCGTTTACTGTGAAATTCACCGCAGACGAAACACAAAAGCAAAGCAGAGCCAGAATTTACTTGAACGAGGCTCCTGTTTCAGAAAACAGAAACGGATTGCCAACCACAATTACTGTGGTGCAAACCAAGCCGTCGCTGGTTATGGATTTGCTACTAGGCTAAAACTGTTCTTTTTAGCCTGTCGTTCAGCAGCCTTCCACAAGCCTTGGCTAAACCCTGCGTGGTGTCCGTGTGCGTATCCTGTGGAGTACGCCCAACGGTAAAACCACATCTGAAAAGCACCAAAGGCGGACAGCCCTGAAACGATAAGAGAAATGGTCTGTAGGTCTTCCATACTGGTATATTGGCGTGGGGGTGGCGTTGAACCGTGTCTTAACAATCAAAAATGGCGAAGGTTGGAATTGAACCAACGACATATCCCGTATGAAAGGATTGTTCTACCGACTGAACTACTTCGCCAAAAGCGGGCAGGGAGGGATTCGAACCCACGATGCGATTACTCGCATACAGCATTTCCAATGCTGCTCCTTCAACCGCTCG